TCTCGACGACGATGGGGAAGCGTTTCCTCATACGTAAAGAAGTAGGTGTAGCCTTCCATCGGAATTCCAAATCGCTTTGCGAGGATATCGTTTCTAGAAGCTGGAGCTTTCTCTGCTCGTTCAACGTCTAGATGGTAGGTCTCGTAAGTGACCGTCTTGCCGATGTTCGGATTTGCCTTCGGCCACATAGCCGGGTCAGCTACTTCTTCGATCTCATCAAGCTTGTAATGCCAAATAGAAACGTGGGGTGCTAGGTAGTCACCCTTAAGAATCTGGGCAAGTTCAAGTTTGATCGTGTCGCCGCTACCGTTTCGAACGGTGCCTTCAGAACTAATCGCTATGATCAGATAGTCGTCTAGTTTCGAAGCCCCTTGTTCAATTGCACCGACGACATCTTCTCGAAGATCTCCGGAAAGCCATTCGTCAACCGATGAGATCTTTGTTCGAAGCCCCTGCAACTTATTAATTGCCATGGGTCGAACTTCAAGCAAAGATCCAGTTAGGAAATTTTCAACCCCCTTCTTAGTGGAAGCGAGTTTTACGCGGTTGATTCTGGCGCCCGTTGTATTTTGAAGCGACCCTTCGGTCATGAACCTAAACAGCGGCCCACGACTTCTAGTGATTGCCGTCCTTAAAGGAGACATCACTTCGTCGGCTTGCTTCATGGTCGGAGCAGTAGTGATCTGATGTGTCGTTGACGTGTCGACATTCAAGAAATAACTTTGTATGCACGCGGCATACATAGATTTCGCAGCGCCTCGAGCGACGATTAGGTACTGCTTTGTCGTCAGTCGTTTCTTGATCGTCTTGTTGACGAAGTGACCACCATGACCATTTTCATTCGGTTCATAAATACTTCGATCAACGAAGTAGTACCAACCGAATATCTGCTCCGCCCACAGCTTGAACGACGGCAGCAAATGCAGATCGCTACCATCGGTCAACGTCAGTTCGTTTTCACAGTAGAGGATGAAACCCTCGACGGCCTTATCGTCATAGTAGATGTTCGGGTTGGCGATGAGCGCATCGATACGATTCATCTCTAGCGAGATTTCCCGGTTAACCGGAATTTCCCCTCGAATTACTGCGTCTCGAAACTGCCCGTAGTAAATCGGGGTTGCCGTATTCGATAGCGTCATCAGCCCTCCTTTCTACTTAATGACAGCCTTCTTCAAAGCTTTCCCGGCCGGACTGTTCGCAGTGTTGTAGATATCTGCAACGGTCTTGGCGATCCCGAGAACCTTCTTGACGTGCTTGTGCCCTCGGTCAACCTTGGAGGGGGCTTGTCCAACGAGATCGCGATGCTGCTTCTCCAGATTAAGGCGCGTAACCAATTGCTGGAGATCGTTGTTAGACAAAGCCTTGACGCCAGAGGTGCGAACAGTTTCTTGGTGCTTCTGTGCGACGATGTGGTCGGCCGACGGTCCGACACGCGATGAGGAAGAAGCGGAGGAACCCTTACGGACACCCCATCGCATTCCCTTGACACCGTGATGGGCTAGATCGTGTCCCACCAGTTGCAGGGATCGATCGATGAGGTCGGCGGATTCGGGTCGGTCCACCACTGTCCTTCCCGTTGGACGTTGATCCTCCATTCGAGCTCCTGAATCTGCTTGTTGTATGCGTCGAGGGCAAATGATGTCTGCGGTGGGTCGAACATCATCTTGACCCGCATGAACATGTAGGACTTGATGTTGTTCAGTTGCGGGTCACTACCAAAGAGACTGGTCCACGTGACTGTGTTATCCGTTATGGACATACCGCCATCAGACCCGAGACCCAATTGGCTTAGGATGGAGAGCACGGTGTTGATGTGTATGATCACATCGGTGTCGAACGCCGTGTAATCCGGAGCCAACCCAAGTAGTTTCTTCGTGTCGTCGAGAATGCTTCCAGTCACGCGGAACGCCTCCCTTCGTTGTGTTAGAACCGACCCTGGTTCAGGCGCCGCTGAAGCTGCTTGATGCACTCCGAGACGGGAACGGAAAGTCGGCGATCCTGCGGGGTTCCGAGGTAGCGCTGAAGCGCTGCGACGGTGTCGTACGGCTGGTTGTTCTGCACGATGCCGTACCCATCGACCAGGAGATGAGCATCGATGCGACGGTTGAGCTGACGTTGCACCTCGGCGACCAGCATGCTGGAGGGAACGGAGATCACGCCGTCAACCGGAGTGCCCATAACCTCCTGCCAGCGGGCGATGGTCAGCTTGCCGAGCTTGCCGTCGACTTCCAGGTCGTCGTTGTTGGAAGCGGGTGAGGGAGTCGGAGAGGGAGAGGGGGACTCGCCCTTGAGGGCCGCGTACTGAGCCTGGACCTCGGTGATGTACATCCCGAAGTGTCCCAGAACCCAGGGGCCGGGGCAGTCAGTCGACGACCAGTGCTGATGTGGGAAGATGTTGGCAGAGCTCGGAGCTTCGCCGATCACGTGGAGGAAGAGCCACGCCGCCAGACGACACGCCGACTTCCAGGTCGCCTCGGACACCTCCCAGTTCGGGCTTCCGGAGGCGTCAGCCTGCTCGATGCTGATCGTGCTCTGGTTGCCCTCGGTGTTTCCGACAGCCCAGGCGTACTCGTCGACCTTGACATACTGGGCGATGTTGCCCAAGAAGTCGACATCGAAGTGAGCGGAGGCCGGCCGAGAGGTCCATGTCTCCAGAACACCTTCGTGAGAGACGTTCACGCCGCCATTGTGGTGGAACGTGACCGACGTCTTCTTGAACGAGTCGTGGGTGACGTGACCGGTGGCGCTCAGCTGATCGATGAGGTCCTTGACCGGATGGTCATAACTGATGGTGGTCAAGACTAGCCTTCCTACCAGAGTTTGGTGTCGCCGGGCTTTCGCTCGACGAGTTGTTGAGGGAGCGAACTTTCGTCTCCGTAATGAATTCCGTTATGCGTTCGATGAGTGACCGTGATTAAGAACTCGGGGTCGAGTATCGACGGGTCTCCTTCGACGATATCGCGCACAGTCATCGGATTCATGTGATGGATGTATGGTCGGTCGTGGATATCGTAGCCTTCCACGCCCAAATCACATCCTTCGTCACGAGCAATGACGAAGCTTCGGATATTCCGCCATTCTCTCGACGTATAGAAACGCTGGTTGATGTATCTGTCGAAGCCGAAGGTTATATCGCCAACCTCGCCTCGAAGGGACAGATATCTAAACCTGTCCTCCAACGTATCTAATCGACGGAGTTCGGAATAAGTCCTAATCCTCATAATCGTCTTCGGGTTCGACGGGTTCTCGACCCTGATAGGTGCTCATGGCATTGAGCGCCTTGCGATAGAGGTCTTCCATCTTCGCCTGAGATTGCATAGCTTCGATCTTCGCCTCAGTCAGCATGTTCTCGTACATCATCTTCTGCTGCTCGAGTTGTTCCCGAGTCGAACCCAGCTTGAGAAAGTGCGTGACTTCTTGAGATGTTGCTGTACCAGCTTTCAATCGCTTCTCAGCGAGATCAAAAGCTAGTGAGACAAGCTGTGCCTCTCGTCCCTCAGGAGTTGTGGCAGGCGCACTTCGCCTTGAATTGCCTCCCCCAGAATTTTGAGGCATGCTTCACAACTCCTTTCCATGGCTTCGAAGGCATGTCTCCGGGCTTCATCCCCGGATCAAGATCACAAACCTCCCACTTTTTGTCCCGCCGGGGGTATTTTTGGTGGCCGGGCGATGCAGGCGGGGGGTCTAATTCTTCGGACCCCTCCCCCGGTCTAAAGGGACTCGTGGAGGACCCTTAGGTCTTGGCTTGATCGTCTAGACAAAAAGACAAACACACCAACGCACACTCACTGACTGTTGCCCAACCGACGAAGAGTCAGTCAAACAACGACGATCATAGTGTGATCGCCTGTCAGTGAGTGTGCGAGGTGCTCGCTATTTAGTTATGGGTGGTTAGACTGTAGGCTCAAGATTAGTAGGTGCGGCCACCTTCTTGTACAGTCCACCGTTCGCATTGACAATCTCGTCAATGGCTTGCTCACGGGCCAGATCCTGATCCGCCTCAGACAGTTCGTCTGATGTGATGACCACACGCCCTAAGTAGGAAAGGGTGTTGTAGCCTGTCCTTTCGTCCCACACTCGCCATTCGTCGAACTGGGTGAATGGATTGAATGGGTTGTCTACGGTGGTCAGCATGTATTGCTTCGTCATGCGCCACCTTCACTAAGACTGCGCTTGAGTGTAGACACAGACACACCAAGCATGTCTGCAACTTCGGATTGTGTGTAGCCATTACGGAGCATCGATACAGCACGATCTAGCTTAGCTCCGCTAAGGCTCTGTCGAGTCTTCGGCGTTGCTAGCTGCTTAACCTGATCGAGATCTGCATTGCTGAGGATCTGATGCAGGCGGTTGGTTGTAATGGCGCCAGCTTGAATGGCCTCCCATTCAGCCTCGCTGATTTCGATACGGCGTTTCTTAGCGCCAGTACGATTTCGAGCTTCGGTCAGTGCTTGCGCCTTGATCTTTTTGATCTCTGATTCTTCGAGATCTGGATTAGCTTCTCGCTTCTGCCGAACTATGGCATTAGCGATGACCTGTGCTTGGCGTTCGAGTGGACTGTTTCGAAGAGCCAGGTTTAGCTTGGCTTCGAGACTCTTGACTTCTTCCGCATACCGAGTCTTTGCAGCCGGTGAATACGGAGTCGGCTTGATCCTGAGTGCGTCTAGCCTTGCCTGGTTGGCTAGATCTTTCAGTCGATTGGAGTGATCGGCATAGATCTTCTCAATCGGCGTACCTGAAGACAGATTGTGTGCATCATGTTCTTCAGCCAATCGAGTAGTCTTGATTGTCCGCACAACTGTCTTGCCGTATCGGTTGGTCCACTGCTCACCGGTCGGTACATAAACCTTTCGACCAGTAGCTCGATCGACAGGTCCGCCTTCAGACGCAGGACGAGGCTTTCGATCTGGAACTCGAATTTCTGCTGAAGCTCTCGAAATCAGTGTCGAAGCTCCAGCATTCTTTCGACCTTGGTACTTTTCTTTTAGCTGAGGAATGCCGTTGTTGATTGCCGATTGGCGCCAATTGAGGCCGTGCTTCTCGGCATCGATGACGACCATGGAATGCCGAACTGCTCGAGCTAGCTCGGCGGCGGATGCACCACGAATCGTCATGTCGGTGATGAGATTGGAGACATTCCCCATCTCTTGTGCTTTGGCAGCAGCAGTCATCCTAGTCATACCTTCATAACCAGGATACTCGCGCTGAGGATCGAAGTCCTTAAGACCTTCGAGTGCTGGCGCGGTTTTGATCTTCTTGCTGTTGTTCGGAATCACAAGAACGGTGTCACCGTCGAAGTCCGCTCCAGACAGACGCTGTGCGACCTTGCTGTGTATGCCAATGGCATCCTTTGCTGCACCCAAAAGTCGCTTAGCTTCCGGATGACGATTGTTAACCGTGAGCTCCGGAATCTCGAAGATTCCACCATGTGGATAGCGGATTAGTACGACGCGCTCACCGTCTCGGAAGTTGGGTGCATAGACTTCCGTCTCCCGCATTGTATTGATCGGGAGTATGACATGCGAACCTTGACGAGGAAGTGCGGCGGCCTTCAAATGCACGGCTGCCGAGTCCGCATCGTCTGCGTACGATTCGAGAAGCTTTCTCTTTACTGCTGGATTGGTAAGGGCTCGAATCTCTTCGAGCTCAGCTGCTTTTCGCTGGTAAGTCATGTCTAGTTGTGTCGCAGCAAGTTTCGGGCTTTGCTTTGACAGCATCTGAGACGACAAACTCTTAGACCAGCTTTCCCAAGCGCCTTCCTCGTTCACGATGTTCATCGCAGAAGTAAGACGCTTCTTCCCGCCTGGACCTGGTTCGCCAATCTGCCGGCTGATAGTCGCACCGAACGGGTTGTCCGGATCATCCTTCATCGGCTTCATGGCGTCAAGCTTGTTGCCGGTATCTTTCTTGTTTGTGTTGAAGACGAGATCGACCCCTTCGGGCAGATCGTCTTTGTACATCGCCATACCCTTGAGGTAGTGCGTGCCGTCAACCGCAATACGCACCTGAGCATAGCGAGAAGCGCCCATCGACAGATCCTTGACGCCAGGGCGGACATAGATCACGCCGTCTGCGTCCGCACCTCCCTGATCGGCATACCGGACAGAGATTCGCTTGGAGTCTACTGAGAGCGGAGGAAGAATTCGATCGTAGCTGCGACCGCCGTCTTCCGAATAGTTCGTGACCGGCTTGATGTTGTCTCGATTCCGATAAACCTCGGAATACGTGGAATCTGGGCCAGCAAGAACCTTGACGGTTGTGTTGTTTCCGGTTCCAAGCTGCTGGACTGGAACGTAGTGAACTTTGTATCCCTCTTCCCGAAGTTTAGCGACAGCAGTCGCTAACTTGGTTGAGGAGATGTTCAGGTGATGCTCGACCCCACTGCCGATGTCGACGTAATGCTTTTCATCGACAGCATCCCTTAACATGCCGGAAGTGGCTTCCAGAATCTCGGCGCGATCCTTTTGGCCAGGGGCAAGAAGCTGGCGAACAGAAGATTCGTTGAGATTCATCCGCTCACCGATCTTGACATTGGACCAACCCTTGTCTTTCAGACGCTGGGCCATTCCAATCTGAGCTTGCTTCTCAGCATTCTTGGCAATGGAACGGGCTGCGCGGAGCTGAGTTGTTGTGATCCCGAAACCTCTAGCGATTTCAGTGTCCTTCAACCCTTCTCTTCGCAAACCATCAACCGTGCTTAAGAAAGTTCGATTTCGTTCTTCCTGAGTTCTACCAGATCCCCAGGGGTAACGACCAGACCTTCGAAGAATCCCGTAGTGAGCGAGGTACGCTTCTTCGTCTAACTCCACAAGCACACCCCCTTATGCTGAGTCTTGCTTCAGCGCTTCGATGCGCTTGTCGAAGGTGATTATCTTGTCCATGATGTACAAGATCTCTGCTGGATCTGGAACGTAGACCCGAACCTCGTCGCTTTGATAGATGCGAACTTCAACACCGATCTCGAACGGTTTGAATCCGTATTCCAGACAGAACAGAGCCGCATAGACGAAGAGCTGCTTCTCAGAAGTGCGCGTCACGCCGCTTTTCAGATCATGGATCCGCAACATGTTCTTGCTAAAGGAGATTGTGTCTGCAGTCCCATAGCAGTTGACGGAGTAGTACAAGATCTGCT